AAAATCTAAATCATAAAATTGATTGCCAACGTCATTGGTTACAAACTGAGCAAAATAAGAAAGCGGTAAATAGTCTTGCCAAGATCCAGAGACGCCTATATCTAAAAAGTAAGAATCATAATTTTCCATAGGTAGTAGGGTGTAACTTGATAAATGATTAAATAATGCAATAGCATTCTCTTCTTCTGTGATACCAGAAACAGACATGTCGTCAAAAATTGCTATACCATCAGAATTAAAATAATCAGATATAAGGGTTGTATTTTTTGTTGTAGCAAACCCAACAGAATACATTTTTCCTAAAAAGGTTTTGCTTAAAGAGCCATCTCCACCTATATAAACTTTAAGTGAATTTCGACTACCAAAAAACGTAGAGACATTTCCGCCAAAAGTTTCTATTAATAACTCTATATTAATACCTGCAGAAAATAATTGATGGGATTCAATAACTTCAGATGTATATATTACTTGGTTGATATTGTTATAGTATAGGTTATATGTAATTACATTTTGATCTTGTTCAATTGAAAAATAATTATTGTTTAAAGAATTATAAATTTTAAACAAGGTTTGATTAGAGTTAAGGTTGTGATTACTAAATACACCGTAAAAACAATCAACCTTAGTATTTAGAATATTAAAATTATCAAAGTTAAGGTAGCAAGTTTTTGTATTCCAAGAACTATTAGGCCTAAAGGTTATAAAGGTTTCATCATCAATTGGTCCAGAAACGCTATTTTGAATTGACTTATTATCTTCATACAGTTCGGTTAAAGTTTTATCTGATAAAAAAATTTCTGGAAGTTCGTATTCAGGAGTTCTTAAAACTTTTGTTGTTGTTGTTAAATTATCAAAAGACCCTTGTTGCCATTGAGCAAAATCTGGATAACTGTAGTTAGCGGTGTAATCTGCAAAAGAATAATCAATAAATGCAGATGTTCCTCCGTAAGAAGAGTTAATTCCTTCTGGAGAAATAACTCCTTGTCCATAAACCCATCTCCTTTTTGCTACATTTATAGGAACCTGATAAGAATAAATAGCAACACAGTCTATATCAATTGGAGTAATATCGTTATATGCATAAAATCCTAGCCAGTCTTGGCTTTTATTTGATTCATTACGTTCTTCTGGTAGTTCAAGGTTATCAGTTTCAATTGTTAAAGATATAACTTCTTCTCCATTTAAAATTAAACTTGCAGCATTTCTAATTAATCTAATTTGAATAAGCATTGGCCTAAACCATTCTCCAACAAAATGAGAAGAAAAGTTTTTACCTATTACTAATGTTAAAAATCCATTATCAGCATAAAGACCATCTTCTGATGCTATTGGACCAAATATTTTTTTAGAAGTAGGAGAGTCTGAATTTATTCTTGCCCAAAACTCTACGGTGTAGTCTTTATACTGACCAACTTTATTTAAAAACCCTTTTCCTGGAACAATTAAGGATGGTTCTCCGCTAGGATTTGCTCTAAGAGTTGTTATATTTGATGCTCCATAAACTAAAGGTATGCTTGTATTTTTTGCAAAAAGACTATTATCTGAAACTATATGATAGGCATTATTAAGAACATTACTTCCAGACACTCCGTAGGCTGGTGAAGGAATTACTTGATCTGAAGTTAATGCTATTGCCGCTGGCATTGATATTGGGACAACCCCAAGTGATTGATAATTAAATTCTTCAGACCATTGACCAACGCTGACTCCATTTATATAATACAAATAGTCAGAGGATGTTGCACCACCAGTTTGAGAAGTTATTTTTATTACAACCCTAAGTGTTGTATTTTCACTGACTATTTCTGAAGTTTGTGAAACAAAAACCCAAGAATTTTCTGTAAGATTTTCATAAGTTTTTAATTTTTGGACTACACTTGCTGTTGTTGTGTCTGTGTATTCAAAACCAATAGATATAGAGTTTATGTGTACGCTGTCAACGTATATGTGAGCACCTACACAAAATGTACCAAGATCTGCATTTAAGTCTGAAAAGTTTACTAACTCTGGGCTGATGCAAACAATATCTGCAGTTGCTCCTGCAGGAACAGTTCCTAATAGTTTATTTACTTTTACTGTAGAAAATGGTGCGTCTACGTCTGATGTTTCTAAAGAGGCGGTTGCTCCACTTACCGTCCAAAAACTTTGAATATCCTGATAGTTTAAATTAAATAAACTTATATAGTCAACAGTTTGATCCAAAGCCCATAGCGCCAGAGGATGCTCAGAAAATATCTTTTCTGCATATAAGTTAGACGGGTTGGCCATAGTTCTCCTATCCTCTTATTATAGCAGGATGAAGGCTAGTATAATTTAATTTCGCAAGCGTCTGTTGAGCAATACTTTTCAGACTCTGCGTCAAGATTATCCTTGCCATCATAGATAGCGGACCAATCAATTTTACCAATTTTTCCAACGTAAGAGTTATATTCTTCTCTTGTAATATTTGTATATGGTTGTTGAGGATAAGTTTTATTACCCATCGGCAGAAATGAAACTGCCTTTAATTGACCTTCATACATGTGTAATGCTGGAGCAATATGCTTAGTCTCAGATTCCTTGTCAAATGATAAAGTTACAGATACTCCATTGTCAGACCAATACTTTTGAGCGGTAGCAGCCAAACCAATCTTTTCAAAAAGACTTACATCTTTTTCAGAACGAGGATGTCCAGATGCTACTGGGAAATATACTACTGAAGTGTTTGCAGATACTACGTCATCTTCAATTTTATACCCTGCCGCTTTAAATAAATGCACCATTGGATCTGTATTGCCAAACCTTATAGCACGAAGATAGAATTCTCCTCCTGGACCCCAATGAACTCCTGGTGTTGCACCAGATAATAGGGAAACAGATCCTGAAGGTTTGACGGTAGTTACACGAATTGACTCACGTACACATAGCCATTCTGAGTATGAGTGATCGTATGCACGAATCTTTTTATACCCTTCGTCCATCCACTCACGAATTACTGGCATACCTTTTGTGTCTGCAAATGATGCAATACCAGTTAGAGATGTTCCAATACGACGATTACGTTGCATAATTCCATTTGTGGTTTGCCAATGTGTTGGCATAAGTGTAACGGTCTTACCATATAGATATGCAAACTTTAGTGTACGAAGAAAATCTTCTTTGTCTTCATGACGGTTTAAATGAACTTCTACAAGTGTGCATAACTCATAACTTTCTAATGGTTGTTCAGCGCAAGGATTGAATCCCATAACACGAGAATCTTTATAGTCTGCAGGATCTGCTAGTCTTCCATAATCTCTAGCAACGTCTAGCCAAATAAATCCTGGCTCACCATTGTCTGCAATTAAATTAACATAGTCTTCATATTTTGTTCCAACCTCTGCAGCAATAGAATTATTAGACATCCATGCCCATCCTGGATTTTCTGAATCAAATGAGTTTCTGTCTGGAAAAACCTCTGCATTTTTTAAATTAATAAAATCTTTGTCTTCTGGTAATCCTAAAGCCAAGGTAGCAGAACGACGAACATTTCCAGAAACAACACATGTACCAATAAGGTTAACAATATCTACAATTGCACGAGAATCAAGTTTTTCTCCTGCTCTACCGCCGATTACTGCGTCTATCTTGTTATGTAGTGCAATGAGTGGTGCTGGACCGCTAGCAACCCCTCCAAAGCCTTTTATAGGGGCACCTAGAGGACGGATAAGGTCGTAGTTAAACTTTTGTATAGCCTGATTAGGACGTAGGTATGAGTTTAATAACATTCTTACAGAGTCTACCCAACCTTCACGAGTATCTGGAATTTCCCATACATTTTCTGGCTCTGTAGGAGCATTAATAGTGATTTCTTTGTCTTGACCGACGGTATCAAAACCTACACCTATACCTAACATTAAAGCATCCATAACCCAAGCAAACAATGCTCCTGGATCATTACGATCAATATCACGAGTAGACACCATTGCACAGTTTTGTAGAGAAGCAGAGTTGCGCTTTTCCATAGTCATAGGAGTTCCAAATGCCCAAAGACCTCTACCTGGCGGAGTCCATTTTAAATTAAACATACGGTCATATGCTTCTTGAGCAGATTTTTGACTCTTGTTATCGTTCCACGGTAGACGATTATCTTTAGCGTGGTTTTTTTGTACTGAGTACATTCCTTCAATTACCCGCTTACAAACCTCGTGCCATCTTTCTTTTGTTCCGTCTTCTTTCATACGAGAGTATGTGCGTATAAATGTAATTTCGCCTAATGAGTTAGAGCCTGCGTCTGAGAATCCAAAGGGTGCAGGAGTTAGTGAGTACTTTGTTACAAAGTCCTCTGATAGACGAAATGAGAATACGCTTTCTGACATTTATTATTTACCTTTCATAGCAAAATTGAGTGAGTACTTCTTATTTTACGAAGTGGTCTTAAGTATATCACAAATTTAAAAACAAAAACACGCTTAAAAAAATATGTAAATCTTTTGTTGAGGGTTAGTGCTTTTGTTTTTTTAAAGTCTATATATTATTTATAATGCCTGCTTTTATGGTATAATTATAGAAAGTTTACCACAACGGAGGTGCCTATGAATAATGTTTGGATAGTAGTTCCAGTCATTTCTAACGATATTGATTTAACATCATATGTTAATAGACTATCTGGCGGTTATACCGCCCCAGAAACATATGAAAAAACTGTTTTTAACCCTGAAACACAAGCAAGTGAAAAAGAAGATGTGGCTCATCCATATGCTGGTCAAGTGTCACATGATTTTTCAAATAAAATTATTTTTGTAAACAAAGTAGACGGGTACGGCGAGTATGAAGGCGTAGTTCATTTGGAAGATTTTAATGATATAGGCATATACCGTTATTGGAATACTGGACTAGAGTATGCTTTTGCAAATGGGGCAGACTCAGTAATCTTAACAAATGGTGTTTTTGAATTTGATCCATTTGTAATTAAAGAAGCATATGATGAATTTTCTAAGGGTGAATCAGAGGTTATAAATATCTCTGATGGGGCTATGTTGTTAGTTTCATCATCTTCTAGCCTACGTGCTGATGAGCAATTTCAAATATGGTTTGGTGATAATGACTTTTATCGTAGAGCAGAGCCTGTATTAGGATATTCTCGTTCAGAATATTTATGGGGAGACTACTTAATTGATTCTAGTTCTACCGAATCTTTTGATAGCATTGTTGCTTCTGATCAAGTAAAATATAATGCTAAGTGGAACTAATTTTTTCAAACAATCTATTCCACTCTTTAGACCTTAAATCCCAAGAGTAATTTTCATTATAAAAATCTGATTGCTTTTGTAATTTACTTTGTGTTTCTATAGACCAATAATTGTCAATCTCTTCATTTAGTGTTTTTGCATATGCTGGAATAAATGTTTCTGGTACCGCTTGCATTGGCATAAGCCTTGCATATTCTGATCCAGTTTCATATAATGCACCAAGATTAGTTGTAACCATACGACATCCCGCAGCACCAGCCTCAACCATAGCCAAACAACATGTTTCTTCAAACGTACTTGGGTATGCAAATATATGAGATTCTTGTAAGGCTTTTTTAATTACATCATTTGTAGCGTATCCCATATAATTAACGTTTTTCATATTACGGGCTATTTCAAAATGTTCTTCGTATACCCCGTTTGTATGAGCCTCATATCCAGTTCCATACATCTTTGCTGATGAATAAATATCAAGTTCAACATCATCTCTATTTAACATTTCAAATGCTGGCAAAAGCATGTCTAATCCACGAAATGGGGCAGAAGTATAAATTAACTTTATCTTGCCATCTTTTGTCTTAGGTTTAAACTCTATTGGGTCAATAGCATTTTTAATTACATATGCATTTTCAAGAGGGATTTTAAATATCCAGCGATACTTTTCATGTTGCCAGTGAGAAATATATACAAATGAATTTATGGCATTCATAAATGAGGGATCTGTATATCCTGATCTTAACGATTCATCACTATGAGCCAAATGCTGCCATAGCAAATTCTTTTTTGTATATTTTACATTTTTAAAATATGGATTAGATAGCAAAAGGTGAATATCTTCATGCTGTGCTATATTAGTATATTTATATAGTCCAGATTTTAATATTTCTGTACCGCCCATTGGGGGCAAAGATTCTTCTACCACCGCAATATCGTTTTGTGGAACCTGCTGCAACCAATCCATGCTATCTCCTAATTGTAAGTTTTTTTCTGCCAAAACTGTTGTTTATATGAACGAACTATTTTTGATTTTAATAAAAAACCATTTTTACGATTTTCTTCTTCATCAAATTCTACAACATCGCTTTTCCAGTCTTCTCTCTTAAATGGAATAACCTGACAGATAGGAGTTCCCTTTTCAAGAATAAAAACATTTTTGTCAATTATGGAATCCAATAGTTGAAATGGAAACTCAACACCAAGTTTATACATATCAGTATCCACAACACCAGAAAATGTTCTAAATGGAAGATCGTGCCTGTTTGTTGGGTGCGTAAACAGACAACTATAGCCTTTTGGAGTAATAACTCTCCATCCTGGTCTCCACTTAAGAAGACTTGGAGAGCCACCAAATGGTCCTGGTAATCCTGGTGCTTGATCTGGTCCGTGTTGTCCTATAAGATTAATATTTGTTGCCCAACGAACATTAATCATTCCTTTATCATTTTTTCTAAACTCCATATCAAATGGTAATTCAAACATGTAGCCTGTACTTAAAGCGTCAAGAAAAGGAGAGCATCCCTTTAATGTTAAGTTACTAACTGCAACCCCATCTTTTGATAAACCGTCTAATTTTTCTTCATCCATTCTTGTTGGCATATCTTTATACCATTGTGGAAGAGACTGAACTGCTGGCTTTGGACTTTCAAACAAAAGTTCTGTTTCTTTATCAAATGCTTCAAATTGTAATTTCATTATTTATTTTCCTGTGGATAATTTTTTTGTAAAACATCCATCCAATGAAGTTTAAATGTTTTTTGATGAGTTACTCTAACTTTGGGATCCGCCCAAATTTCAAAACCAGAATTAATGGCTTTTGTACACCAAGAAAGATCTTCACCAATAAGTATAAACTCAGGATTTGTGTCTTTGTTTTCATCTGTATTGGGTATTGCTACTGGGCCAAACCAAGGTCTTGGCATTTTTTCAAATACCCCTTGTTTAACGGCTAGGAACCCAAATCCAGCCCCAGCAACTTTGAATGGCTCATTCTTATCAAGGAGCATTTGTTCTGGCATCATTCCGCCTCTAGGCTGATTATAAATAGGAACGTGGCGATCTTCCATTAAATAGCATCCAGAAATAATATCTTTTTCAGAATTATATAATGCAAAAAAGTCTGATGGCTCCCACTCAATATCTGAATCAATCCAAATAATTTTGTCGTAAGTCCATTCACCACTACATGGCTCTGTCATATTTATATTATTTGTATCCCAGCCACCAATTGTACACTCACGGGCCATTGCAACTAAAGATCCACCTTGATTTAAAAAGTTCCAAGATAAGCCTTCTTCATTTAGTATGTATGTTGTTTTAAGAATACTTCTCATATATCCAGGAGTAAATCCATTTCCTGGAGTAGCGATTACTACATTAAAATGTGGCTTATTTGCCATAGTTATCTAACCTTACCTTTACTTTTTTATAATGCGACAAACTTACTGTAGGATCTAAGTATATCTTAAATCCTGCTTTCTGTGCTTTTTTGCACCAAGAAAAATCTTCTCCGTAAGGAATAAAAATTTCTTTTTCCCCATCTTCTGAAGTCATTTTTTCAAATACTGACTCAAACCATGGTCTTTTTATATTTTCAAATACGCCTTGTTTCATTGCTATAAAACCAAATCCTGCAGCAAAAATTTCTTCTTCCTTATTGCTTTTTAAAATTTTATCAATTTCTGTTGCTGCATCTTCTACTGCTACAGAAAACATTGGTACCATTTTTTCATTAAAATATAAACCAGAAACAATATCTTTATCAGATTCATATATTTTCATAAAGTCTGTTATTTCCCATCCAATATCAGAATCAATCCAAAAAATTTTATCATATGTTACTTGTCCACGAACTGGGCTATTATTAAAAGGATCGAGATATTGATCCCCCATTGCTGTTGCTTCTCTAGCGGTACTAACCATAGATGAATATTCATTTAAGAACATATATGAAATACCTACTTGATTTAGATATGAAATAGTTTGTATTAGACTTTTTACATATTCTGCTTCCATATTTCTACCAGGAGTAGCGATAAGAATATTTACATGTGGATTCATTAGTTTCTCCAAAATTCTTGACCAGAATATTTATTTATTACATATTCAGATAATAGTTCTTGTTTATTTATATTTCGACGGGATATAGAAGATCTTACATCATGTTGTCCTATAAGTCCATAGACATTATCATCTTCTTTAATGTTGTTTGCTATATTTGAATAATCATGGGTAAATCTTTCAATGCCGTAAAAATCGTAAATCTTATTAATTTCCTCTTCTGGATTTACTATTAAATCATCGTATTCTACAAAATGGAAATACTTTCTATTATCTGGATGCATTGCAAATGCTATACCGTATAAGCAGTTATCAATAATACCTTTTGGCCTCATTAAACTATCACACCTAATATCATCTGCTGGACGGTAAAAATTAAATTCCTGTCTTGTCTGTATTTCAGAATCAATAAAATTATTTTTATTTGGATTTTTCTTAACTAGACTTATAAATGATGCAAGGATATCTGTTATTCCTCTTACTGGTAGTATTATTTTTGGTTCATATCCAAGATTTCTTTGCAATACCCCGAAATGTTCAGGCATTGACCATTCTCTTGATTTATCAATAATGATAGGTTTATTTGTATCAGAGTAGTATCCTTCTAATACCCCCATAATTGTATTTGGCATTACTACAGGTTTGGGATATGCAGAGTACTGTTCTGATGCCAAAATACTACGTTCTAAATTAAATATCATTCCACACATAGGTGAATTTGCTGATGAATAAATATCAGGATTTTGATTTAATATAGATGATATTAGAGTACTACCAGATCTTGGAAGACCTGCCATAAAATAAAAATTTTTCATATTACCCCCGTAATATCTATTATAGCAGAGAGATATTTTTTTTCAAATTATGCAAGTTCAATATCAGTTAAATTATAATTAGATATTGGTAATGTCAATGCTTGAGTAGTCCATGTAGCACCATCAGTTGATACATATATGCCTAGGTTTTCATTTACTGTTGAGGTATTTATGTCTCCTGATCCTGAAATTGCTGTCCATAGGTTGTTGCCATAGTTTACTGAGAATATATCATTTACAAAGTTTAAGGTTTTGGTAGTCCAGGTTACTCCATCGGTTGAAGTTCTTAGGGCTCCAAAATTGCCACCTGCTACCCAAATACTGTTTCCGTAGGCTATTGATCGTATAGTTACACTTTCAAAGTTAGAGGTTTGGGTAGTCCAGGTAGTGCCGTCTGTTGAGGTACGGAGTGTGCCTGAAATTCCACCTGCTATCCATAGGTTATTTCCGTAGGCTACTGATATTATACGTGTAGTTCCAAAGTTAGAGGTGCGTGTAGTCCAAGTTATGGCATCGGTTGAGGTGCGCAATTGGCCTGTATCCCCACCTGCTATCCAAAGGCTGTTGCCGTAGGCTGCTGACCATATAGTGGTATTTCCAAAGTTAGAGGTTTGGGTAGTCCAGGTAGTGCCGTCTGTTGAGGTACGGAGTTGTCCTATATAGCCAGTTGCTACCCAAAGGCTGTTGCCGTAGGCTACTCTTTGTATTTGTGTATTTCCAAAGTTAGAGGTGCGTGTGGTCCAGGTTGTTCCATCCGTTGAGGTACGTAACTGGCCTGTATTTGCACCTGCTACCCAAAGACTGTTACCGTAGGCTACTGAGTTTATCTGTGTATTACCAAAGTTGGAGGTGCGTGTGGTCCAGGTTGTTCCGTCTGTTGAGGTACGGACTTGTCCTGAACCACCACCTGCTACCCACAGATTATTGCCATAGGCTACTGATGTTATAAAAGTATTGCCAAAGTTGGAGGTTTGTGTTACCCATCTATTTGGTGTTTTTCCATCTACATATATTGAATAAGTGTTATTATAAGAATTTACTTTTTCTACCCAACCCAAAACTCCTGTTCTAGTTGAGGCATATGTAGAATTTGATGTATTAAATGTATAAAATATTCCTTGATCTGATGCTAATATATCTGTGTTTATTGATGTAATAATTGGTGATATTGATGGGGTGTAGGAAATTCGTAGTTGTCCTGCCTCACCACCTATTGCCCATAGGTTATTTCCGTAGGCTACTGAGTTTATAACGGTACTTCCAAAGTTAGAGGTTTGGGTAGTCCAGGTTATGGCATCTATTGAGGTACGTAACTGGCCTGCATCTCCAACTATTACCCAAAGGTTGTTAGCGTAGGCTACTGAGTTTATAGTTGTAGCACCAAAGTTAGAGGTGCGGGTGGTCCAGGTTATTGCATCAGTTGAGGTGCGGAGATTGCCTGCCTCACCACCTGCTACCCAGAGGTTGTTGCCGTAGATTATTCTGTTTATAAGTGAAGCACCAAAGTTTGAGGTTTGGGTGGTCCACGTTATAGCGTCTGTTGAGGTGCGGAGTTGTCCTGAATATCCACCTGCTATCCAAAGGCTATTACCATAGATTGCTGTGCGTATACCTGAAGTTCCAAAGTTTGAGGTTTGGGTAGTCCATGTTATTGTATCTGTTGAGGTGCGGAGTTGGCCTGTCTGTCCAACTGCTACCCAGAGGTTATTTCCGTAGGCTATTTCGTTTATAAGTGAAGCACCAAAGTTTGAGGTTCTGGTAGTCCATGTTATTGCATCTGTTGAGGTGCGGAGTTGGCCATTAGCCCCTCCTATTACCCAAAGGTTGTTGTTATGGGCTAATGCAAATATACTGTCAGCAGCAGAAAAGTTAGAGGTTTGGGTAGTCCATGTTATTGCATCT